GGCAAGAATCGCGGCGACAATAAAAGCAATATATCGCCAACGGTACGGGTCGGGCGCGGGTTCTGAAAACTTGTGTTCATCCAGGTCACGCCGTTTCACGTTGGCATTGCTCTTTGTTTCCGCTTTTTCCGCGTTTTCATTGCTTGTCCCCTTGCGTTCATCCTTTGTCTTGATGTGGGTCTGTTTGATACGTTTGACCGCCCCCGCGTTCTTTACGCGTCCATCTGACAAGTTTATATCCGCAAGGATATTTCCGGCGTTGCCTACCTGGAAACCCGTTGAATCGCCGTTGTCTGCATCACCAAGCGGAAAGAACTCAATTTCCGTGATGATGATTTCCCCGGTCTGTGTCCGGGTCGTGTCAATCGCCTTGTTGGTCTTTTCCGACACGGCGACATTGGTTGACGTACTATCAAGGACGGTTTCTTTCACGTCCTGGGATGCCTTGCGCGTTGACGCGCATGATGCAAGCAATATCAATGCAAGCAATAAAAAAACAAGTTTCTTCATGTCACTTTAAGTTTTTGATGTCATTCAATCGGTTCAACCACCCTTTCAAGAAGCGTTTTTGCGATGGGTTACGCTTCACGATGTCGCCAAAGAACTTTGCACGGGCGTTGAACAAAGCATTGAACAAATCGTCCGGGTCAGCAAAGTTGACGGCGGAAATTGTCTTGTTTCCAACAATGCCGTCATCAACAACACCAAGGATGCGTTGCGGAATCTTTATTCCGTGTGCCCCCGAACACCAAACCCAATCAACAAGGATGTTGGCAACCTTTTGTGATTGGATTCTGTCTGCTTTCCAACGATTCCAATAAAAAGGAACAAAGACACGGTTGCGAACGTCATCAACTGACAACAACTTCAAATCCTGGACATCAATGTCGCCGTCACCGTCCTTGTCATATCCGCATTTTTTCCAAGTGCCAATTGTTACACCTTTGTTGGTTGCACCGCCGGAATCGTGCGGGTCATTTACAAAACCGCCCTCCCATTTGAGGATGAACGGCAAAAGTTTTCCACTATCTGCCATTGTCTTTTTCTTTTTTCGGGTTTAACATCATCTTTTTTCTTGTCGCCTGGCATCAGTATGTCAGACAACGGAACGTTCAAGTGCCTTTCCGCCTTGTTCACCATGATTCTTTGCAATGCCTTTGCGATTGGTTGGTTATTCTCGGATGACCAATTTTCCAGGCAAGACCAAAGTTCGTAAAACAAGAACACGGCGACCGCCCAACGAACCGCCAATTCGTCAGACGCGTTGCGAACGTTTACGTCAACGTAACTTGCAATGATTATAAACAACCAGGCAATTATCATCGTTGTCATGATTCGCAATTTATATTCGGACTTAAACTTTCCATCCGACTTGTCCGGGAACTTTTTATGAACGCGGCGACCAAGGAAATACGCGGATATTACGTCCAGGATGACCGCAATCAAACACGGGACAAAGAAGTCGATTGATGTTTCAACCGCAACCAGGAATCCGGCAATCATACTTGTCAACCATTGAATCAACCTTTGATATACTTGAAATTTCAATTCGTTCATGTCGTTTAGGTAAATTGAAAACACTTTCCAACCTTGACAATTGTCGTGTCCATTGGGAACAACTTCAACGGTTGTTCGCCGCTATCCGCGCGCCGCTTGTTGATTTCGGGCAATTGCGCTTGGGCTTTCTGAATGTCACCAATCAGAATGTCCGACCCGGTAAAGCATGAACGCCTTTGTCCGACCGCCTTGCCGTTTTCGTCTTTGGTGAAGAAATCACCGTCCGCGTCCGGCTTGTCGTTGAATGTAGCAAGAACGACTTGCATCTGCATTCGAAGTCCGGATTGATTCTTTCCCGGAAATTTTGTTGGCTAAATCAACACTTTTTCAATCAAGATTCTCTTGTCGAAAAGTTCTTCCAGGTCGATTCCTTTGCCAACTATCACATCCGCTTCGATTCCAAGGTCACTAAATTTCGCCATTTTGGTTGTACGGTGTTTTAGATTTATTACTCGCTCAATATCTCACCAACAAGGGTGTCCACATCCTTTCGGAACTGCAAGAACTCCTTGTATTCGTCAACGGCATCGGGATTGATTTCGATACCAAGGACGTGCGAATTGTAGGCGTTTACAATCGCAAATTCCTGGCTTTCATCAATCACATCGCGGATGATGGCTTTCTTCAAGGATGCTTTGGTCGGCTTGTCCCAAATACGGACTTCGTGACATTGCCAACCGATTTGGCGTTCCTCGCTCTCGCCGTCCGGTGTACCCATTTCGGGTTCGATGTTGTAACGGATGATTGTTGAACCATCGTTGTCATGCTGCAACGCGGCGGGTTTGCCGTGTTCCATGTCGTAATGCGCGTTTGGCGCGATTGAATCTAATCTCATAAGGCAAATCTTTTTGAATTTTTGACACTAAATTGATTGAATCGCAATACTTGCACCAACCCCACCAAGATGCGATTGCTTGCTTGTATTGCGCTTTGGTCGGCATGACCTTTCGTTTCCTCAACTTTGCCACCCGGCGGCAAAGGTGTTGTTTGATGGTCTTGCGCAACCTGGTATGCGTATGGAAAAACACATATCCCAAGAAGTCAATTCCGCGTGAATCAACCGGGAACACCTGGTCGTTCTTCTTGATTTTCAACTTTAAGTTGTCATGCAAGTATTTTCGCATATCGACAAGAAGATGATGCAACCAATCCTTGTTGTCCGATAGAATCACAATGTCATCGGCATATCTGAAATAATACTTCACGCCCTTTTCCTCTTTCAACCAATGGTCGAAATACGAAAGATAGACGTTGGCAAAGTATTGTGAAAGATAATTGCCGATTGGGACACCATCTTGCGCGGAATCAATGATTTCAT